CCCCCACCATCACCTTCTCTGAAGGGTGTCCTAGGCGACGGCTCCTCGAATCCTACTGGTATCGCGGTGTGACCTCGTGCGTCTACCGCCTGCTCCCGCAGGCTCGACACACCACCGGCCAGAGACTCTTCACCCATCGGTTTGGACACTTCCCCCACCGTCACGGAGTGCACTATGCCTCTGAACTCCACCGAGTACTCTACTTCGAAGGAGACGGCAAACATCTCTTTGCCCGGATTATACGCTGTTACGAGCGCATACCGCGCGATGCTGGGTGACCCGAGCATAGGGCACTTCATTGCTGGTAACGGATACCAAGGCTGCACGCCAGACGAGGTTTCCCCGAAGTGGGCACTGCGAACTGACACTTCAGTTCCAACACTCCCACCCTGAAGCTCCCCGCCGCGCAGAAGTGCCCTTGCGAGTTCACTTCGGTCGTCAACCGCCACTTGCACGTATCCGCGTGTGGTTCCGTGGACTCTGGCATGTACCACCAAATCTAAGATTCGGTACTCAGTAAATCCAGAAGATGAAGCCACCAACCGCGGAGCCCCAGGTGTGAATGGGGTAGTCGCGAAAGGCCCGACAGATAAAGCCCAGCTCTTATACTGGTCCTCAGGCACAACCGCAAACAGCCCGCCCAAAGGCTCCCGGCCTGTCACTCGGCGTACGACGTCGCGGACCTCTGTTATCTGAGCTCGTTTCTTGGCGCGTTGAGCGCGACGACGTGCTCGTTGTCCGTTAGTCCTAGGCATTGAAGCTATTCAAACACTGCTGGTCAGGCAATGGCGTGACCGCGGCGTCAATCCGGAGTGAACGAAAATGTTCCTCCATCATAAGCTGTTCAGGGATGGTGATGCCAAAAGCAGCCTCAAAGCTCAACCTGCTTGCCACAGTGATTTCGCGTGCCTTCTTAAACCCAGGTTCCAGGCGAGACTGCCTGTACAACCCGGTGTTCCAAAGCTCGCGTGCCAGTCTGCGCTTGCCAGGTTTGAGCCCTTCACGGAGCCCTATGGCATACCACTCCTGCAACAGCGGACATCCCGCGGTCAACGACATCCCACAAGAACCAACAGCGTGAATAAGCTCCCTATACCGCTTTGGATCGGTGTTGTCGTAATACGACAAATAATCACCATCCATCGCCTTAAAAGGATTACGAACCAACAAAGGCCCATCAACATCCACCACCTTGCCCTGGCAGAACTCCACCTCCTCGATCTTCCGAGCTGTAGGCTCAACCTTCATCCTCAACCCCCACTGCAAATACCACTCACGCACAGCTCCAACGACCGCAACCTCAGCACTCGCGGGGACAAAGAGAAGCAAATCATCTCCATCGCAATAGACCCGATGAGGCACAGAAAGCTCAGAACAGAAGAGATGAGCCAGCAACACGCTGATAGTGCAATTGCCCAAACTGGTGTTTTGATC